ACAAGGGCGGCCAGGGGTCTGCGCCGTGGCCGCTAAAGCCGTGACCATCGGCGTAGTAAGACAGGGCGAGTGTCAGCGGCCCATGCGTGAGCGTTGCGCCCGCCGTGTAACCGAGTGCCCACTGCGATTGGCTGACACTGATCGGTGATACCGGCCCAGTCTGCGCAAACACGCCGGGGGCAGTTTCAGCAGATGGATACCAGTTCGGCACTGCAAGCGCCCAAGCCGAGTGATACAGGAACGGCCCTGCTTGCACGCCAAATTGCCACTTGCCTTGCGTGTGCCCCTGGAGGATTGCAGCAATGCCATAGACCGATCCTGAGCCGATGTAATGCGCCAACGGTAGAGGCGTGCCTTTGTAGCCTGAGCCGGAATAGTTCGCGTCATTCGGCGTATCTTGCGAATCGACCGAGTACGAGCCAAGGGCAACAGCGTCAACATGCCAGGCAAGGTTCGGGGTCAGGTCGCCAGTGACACCAAGCAAGAACGCGGGCGAGCGAAGGCTGAGGGAATGCGGAAAACCCTCCTGATACCAGACGCCATTGCCTTGTGTTCTGGACTGAGCAATCCCTGCGCCCACTTCGACGCTGGCGGCGTGCCCTATCGCCGGGGATGCCAGCAAAACGCAGGCAACAAAAAACCGCCCGAAGGCGGTTTTGATGGAACGGGGCGGCGTCACCATGTGACCGCCTGCACTTCTGAGACTGTGGTTGCGGCAAGAACGGCAATTTTCTGCGTCTGATAGTGCTGAAATGCAGCGTTCCCCGGATCACCAAGCGCCTGAGCCAAACCTTGCAGATCAGCGTATGTAAATGGCACTTGTGTATTGTCCGCTGCTACCCAATAGAACCCCGCTGGTGTAGCTTGCGCTTTTTGGTACATAAGCATTGCCCAAGTCAGGTTTGCTACGCTTTTTGGATCGGCCTGATACGTCTTGGTCACGCCGCCCTTGCTGGTGTAGCTCACCGGCTGCTGGATAGCCTGCTGGTAGGCGGCGTAGAGCGTGGCGATCTGATCTGCCTGCGCTTGCTGGAGCGTTGGCGGCTTGCGCGAAATGGCTGTGCCGTCATAGGTGAATGCGTTGGGGTTTGGCAGCACCGTCATGGGGCTTATGCCAGCGGGGAATGGGATGGCGCCGTCGTTGCTGTTTTGCGTCACGCTCAGCACATTGCCATTGCTGTCTGCCGTGAAATACCAGCCGGGGAAAGGCAAAACAGGCGTGTCGATTGCAGTTTTTGCGGTGGTTGTCATGGTCAGAACCCCTTGACTTCAATGATGCCGGAATACGCCGTGGTGTTGTTGGGCGCATTGATTGTCAGCGCCGTTGTTGAAACAGACAGTGAAAGCCCGGTCGTGTTTGTCGTGATGACCGGGGTATTGGCAAACGGCGTCGGGAATGTAATGGTCTGCGAGTTGGTCGTGTTGTTCTCGTAGCCAAGGGCTTGCGCGGCGAATGCCTTGAATGCGCCTTGCAGATATTGCGCCCACGTCACGGAACCTGCCGTTGCGCCTGCGAGAGACGCGCTCGTCGTTGGATTGAACGCCGGGGCACCTACAGTATGCGTAAAAGCTGATGCAGTATTCTGAAACACCAGCAACGAGCCGCCAGTGATGTCATACTCACCGAAACCACGCGATGTAATCTCAATCCAACCGCCGTCGGGGACATTGACAGTTGTCGGGCCTGTCGTGCTTGTTAGCCCAATTAGCGGGCAGTAAATAAACTGGTTGCTATTGGACACGACGGAAAAGCCGCTTGGGTTGCCAAACAACACAACTTTGCTTCCCGGGGGTGGGTTGTTTGTGGGCAGCGTGACTGTTGCGCCAGAATTAACTTGCACCACGCCGCCCCAACACGTCGAGGGCAAAGTTCCGGTGGCGAAGGCTGCAATCACTTGGTTGTAATTGCCAAGCTGACCAAGGTTGACGGCTTGGTTGCTTGCTGTTGCGTTGGGGACTAGAACGCCTGCGGAGAATGTTAAATCAAGAGGCAACGTTGCCGTTCGTATAAATGGCCCGTTCGGGCCAAGCCCCGCAGTCAAAATTCGCGGGTCAGTAGAATTCCACGTCACGCCTGCCTTGGCGTTTGTGGCAGAGAGCAACTGAACCTGATTGGTGTCATAGTTAGCGGGCAAAGAAGTAATGTTTTGCGTTACCGCTAACCCGCTTAAGTTTGCGTTTACTGAGGCGTTTTCTAGCTGACCAAGATTTACCGCTTGGTCGCTTTGCGTTGCGTTGGCAACGGCGAAGGTCTGCGCAGAGTTGCCTGCGATGGGCGCATAAAGGCTATTTGCTTGGCCGAGGTTGACCGCTTGGCCGCTTTGAGTCGCCGCTTTCACCGGCAGACTACCGCCGGTCGTCGCCACCAGTTCAAACGCCGTTGCCGCAGCGTTGATGCGCACCAAGATTGAATAGGTTGCCCCAATTTCACCGCCTTGCAGCGGCGCACCCGCAGGGCCATTGATGGGCAGAGCAGCCAGACCTGATAGCGCCAGCGTTGCAGGGCCGGTGTTGGTGTTCTTGATCTGCGTGACCCAAGTTGTCGTTCCGGGCGCGTAAGAGGTGATTGCTCCCACGTTGGCGGCATAGGCATTCACCGCGCCTGTGTCGTTCGCCGGGGGTGGAAACAGGGATGTGATGGTGGGCAGCGTTGGCACATTGGACGTAACGCCCGTTGCCGGATTGGTCAGGGGGGCCGTGCCGCTGGGCTGCGTCTCCCATGTGTAGAGTTGCGAGATGGTGGTGAGATACGCTTTTTGCAGCGTGAGTAATTGCTGCGCAAGCGTCGAGGGAAGCAGCCCAAGCGGGATGATGGCGTAGTTAGTGCCTGTTGAGGACGATCCGACATAGGGCGTTGCCAGCGTGAGCTGCGTGTCGGACTGGATGCTCTGCACCTGATAAAGCACGTTGCCGATGATGAACGCATCCCCCGGCGACGCAATCCCGCCGCTGACCCAGTTCGTTCCGGTGCCATAAACCGTCGCGTTGCCGTTGGTGACGTTGACAGTGCCTTGTGTGATCCAGCTCATTGCTTGTTGTCCTTCTCAAATTGAGGGGGTGATGGAAATTCGACGTGCGGCCATTGCGGATGCGCGGTGATGTCGCGCAGCGCCTGTCGGTATGCCGCCCACGCTGCTTTTTGCTCGGATGGCATGGGGTGATCTGGCATTTGTGTCCAGTCGGTGCGCCGTAATTCGGCCTCTCGTGCGATGCGCTGCCGCGTGGCAACCGCCGCATCGTCAAGCACCCAGGATTTGCGCCGATAGTCGAACATGTGATCTGGCGATGGCTGCGCCGGGAGAATCACAATCTGCCCGTTTTCGACATAGGCGCTGCGCGGGTCGATGTGGTGTTCCACCTCCATCGCCTCGCCGCGCAATGCTTCGGGGATTTCAAGGCCGTTTTGCATGGATGTGATGCGGCCTTCTTGGTCAAACGTGATCCAGTATTTCATCGCATCATCTCAATCGCGGCAATTGACCGCACGGTCGATTGCACATTGCCGCTTGCGCCGCCCAGATAGGCGGTAATCGCCTGTTGGCCGGGAGGCATGGTGACAATCACCTGCCCTGACCACGAAAAAATCCATTCTTTCGACAGCACATGCAAGATGCGCTGGCCGTTCCACCACAGCGCGATTTCCGTGCCGTAGTTGCCATTGGGATAAGCAAGCTCGGTGTAGTAGGTAATCAAAACCGGGTAAGACCCCTGCAAGACGTTGAAATAAAACGTCTCCATCTGTGTGGCCGTGCCGTTGCTGGTGTATGTGGTGTTGTAGGTTGCACCTTGTGGAAAGGTGACCGACTGCCCTGCAATTTTGAGCGTGCCGATGGCCGCGTCTGCGATGGCCGCGCTGTTTGCTGTGATGGAACCGTCAAGAATCAGGTTTCCGCCAATGCCCACCGCGTTGACGCCGTTGACCGTTCCCGCTTCAAGCAATGGCTGTGCCGCGCCATTTGGCTGCGCAAAGGTCAGCGAGTTCGCCGTGAAGACAATCTGCGAACTATTCTGGCCGGATGCCAGCGTCATCCCGGCGATGTGCCCGTTTGCATCAACCTTGAGCACCCACTGAGCCGACAGCCCAGACACCGTATTTGCCGTGGCCGTTGCTGTTTGCTGCACGCTGGCTATTTGCCCGTTCAGATTCGCCTGAACGGTCTGGACGGTCTGCGACAAGGCACTGTCGGCATTCGCTCGCGTGGTGGCTTCGCTTTGAATCGCTGCGGTGAGCGTGTTGTTGTTTGCTGTGACAGTCGATTGCAGATTGGTGATCTGCTGTGCAAGCGCACTGTCGGCATTAGCCCGCGTGGATGCCTCGCTCTGAATTGCTGCGGTCGCTGTGCTGTTGTTGGTCTGAACCGTTGCGCCCAGATTGGTGATCTGCTGCGACAAGGCGCTATCCGCATTTGCCCGCGTGGTGGATTCTTGCGACAGAGCCGCTGCGTTTTGGCCGATCAGCGATGCCAGATTGAGCTGTGCGGTTGCCTGCGCCGTTTGAGCGTTCGCCAGCGTTTTGAGATCGAATTTCGCCGCAGCCACTGACGCATTGCCCTGCAACACGGCGTTGTTCTGCTGATCGGCGTTCAGCGCCGATTGCAAAATAGCCGTTGCAAGCTGATTGGCGGCATTGGCGCTTTCTGTTGTGAACTGGCCCGAGAGCCGCGCCACACTGGAATCGACGTAGGTCGTCGTGGCAGAAAGAGACACTTCGCCTGCAAGCTGCGAGATTTGCGACTGCGCAGATGTTAGATTGCCTTGCACAGTGCTGAGCGTCTGCACCGTGTTGTTCAGCGTGCCTTGCACCGCGTCTAACTCGCTGCTGATCTGCGTGATTTCTGCTTGTTGCGATGCGACGATAGGCGCGGTCGCAATCAGCGTGATCTTGCCGGTGTTCGGATCAACTGTGACCGTGGCGTCATTGACAGCCTGCTGAAAGTTGATCTGCTTGAATGCAGAATCGAATTGCAGCGCCGATTGCAACGCCGCGATGCCGGATGCGTTCTGGTCGGCAATGATTGACGGAATGGCCGCAATGGGCGTTTGCAAGTCCTTGATGAGTTGCTGCGCGCCGATGGCTGCCGTGAGCTGATCCAACAAATACGAAGGGTCTGTGCTCGGCTGTCCTTGCACGCCTGCGGTTGAGCTTGCCGGATACCAAGGCCCATCTTCCCCGGCCTTATCCACCACGCGAATCCAAAAGAACCAGATTTGCGAAGGCGGAACATTGAGCATCGTCCATTGCGTGCCAGGCCACGGGACACTTGCCAGCATGGAAGCTGTGGCGAGATTGTCCGTCTGGCTCCCCCAGATTTCCACCCGGTCTAGGTCGGTGCGGTTGGTGGTGAATGACCAGTTCAGGGTGATGCTGAACACGCCGCCCGTGGCGACAAGGTTTGTCGCCGCCGTCAGCGGGTCGATGTTGAGCATCGACAGCGTGGGCGTGACAGAAAGGCTCGCCGGTGGCCCCTTGATGCCGGTGGCCGATACCGCCGTGACGGTGAAGTTGTAGGTCATACCCAGCTCGATACCGGCGAAGTCCGCCGATGTGTTCATCGTGTTCTGGGTGTTGACGTTGCCGCCTGCGGCCTGCTCGGTCACGATGTAGCTTGCGCCGTTGCCTGTCCATGACAGCGTGCCGATCAGCGTGGTCGATCCCGTGTCGCTCACTTTGCGCGACAACAGGAAATCCAAGTTCTGCGGCTGATTCGGGGTCTGAATCAGTGTGCTAGGCCCGCTTTGCGGCACCAGCGGTGCGCCGTTTTCGATCAGCGCGTATTTGCTCGGGTTGTAAGACAGCGCCGTGACCGTGACCTCATTTTCGGCGCTTTCTTGCGTGGTAATCACGCGCCACAGCTCCGGCTGAACCGTGCTGGAACTGAGCATGTACACCGCGCCCTGCACGGGCGTAAGCGGCAACGCGCTGGTTAGCGTGACCTGCGCGCCCTGCAAAAGGCCGACAGTGCCTGTCGCCAGCGTCCCATCAGGCATTGCCACTTGAATCGTGAATGACTGCCCAGTAGGCGGCGCAGCATCAAGCGTGAGCACTGTGCCTGTCGAATCTACCGCCAGCACGCGCCCCGCCATGCGCACCCCGGCGCGGTTCGGGTCGCTGGTCTGGATGATGGAGCCTGGTGTGAGGAAAAACCCATCAAGCGCCGTCTTGAACGTGACAGTTTCGGTTTCGTAGTTCTCCGTGTAGAGCAGCCATGCTCCGACCCGGTGCGCCTGCCCGCGTGACGTGCAGCCCATTGCGCCGATCTGCGCCATGACCAAGCCATACTGATTGACCAGCTCGTCGATCTGCACATACTCGATTGCCGGGGCGTAAAACTGATTCGGGTCGTTCCACGTCACCGCCACCGCGTTGTGCCGCGTTTTGAGGCTGCTGTTCTGGTAGCTGAACGATCCCCCGATGACGTTGGCAGGGCCAAACATCGCCACCGGCGAGGCGGGCGCGTCTTGCGAGATTGCCAGCGTGCCCGCGCTCCAGAACGTCATGGCGCGGAAAATCGCCGCCATCTGCTGCACAACGGTGAAGGCGTCTTGCTGATTTTGCAGCAGCAAATTGCAAGTAAATCGCGGTTCTTGACCGCCGTAGCCATCTGGCACCATCTGATCGCAGTACTGGCCGATCTGATAGAGCTGCCACTTGTTGACCGATGCCGCCGGAATGAACTCGCCCAGCCCGTAGCGGTTGTTCGTCACCAAGTCATAGAAGCACCATGCCGGATTGTTGCTGTAGGCAAGCTGGAAAGTGCCGTCCCATGTGCCGGTGTAAGTGCGCGTGGCCGGGTTGTAGTTGCTCGGCACATTGATGATCAGCCCTTCAACGTCATACGCACGCGACGGGATGGAACTAAATTGCTGCGCATCAATGGCGACATAGGCCATCGCCGTGTGCCGGTATTCCAGCTTGGTACTGACAATTGCGGTGTATGACTCAAAGTAGAGATTGTCTACAACCGATGTCGATCCCGAATCCGGCGTGATGCGCACCACTTGCACGTCAAACGGCCCGGTCAGACCCGCCAGCGAGATCATGTAAGACCGGCTGTAATCGCTGCTTGACTTGCCGTTGATGGTGTCATGCACGCGGGTGATCCACCCGCCGCCATTGGCCTGCACATTGATCTCGAATTCAACGGTCGAACCGTTGACTTGGCCGCTGTGCGTGTCCACGGCGTAGATGCCGTTCGGCATGTCCACTGTCACCAGCACTGCGTCCACGTTCGCCGTGGTGATTCCCACGGTGACGGGTGTTGCTTGGAACACGCGCTGCGCCACTTGCACCGTGGACTCAACATTCGCGCCATCGCCTGTCAGCGCCGATGCGCCGTGCTGGTTCGATCCCAGCGTGCCGGTGGTGTATCCAAAAATGACCTGATTGAAGTTCCAGGTTCCGTCTGCGTTTTGCAGCGGCACCTTGTTCAGGTAGACCGACTGCGCGCTGTTGACCAACCCGGCGATGGGGCCTTCGCACAACGCATCAAGCACCGTGGCGGTTTGGCTTGACCGCAGGGTATCCGGGGATTCGCTGACACCGCCACCTCCGCCGCCCTTGCCGCCGCCGCTGCCGAATACGGTCAACTCCATCAGAACTGCCCCTTGTCGATCGATTGATTGGTGGTCACGATGGAGCCATTGGAGAGCGTGGTACTGGTCGCGCCGGTGTTGGTGGTCGCCGGGCCGATGGCGATGTTGTAGGAGCGCACAGAGGCGGAAGCGACAAACGAACCGATCTTGAGCCGCCCATACAGCACAGGCACCGGCGTGCCCTGCTTGGCGGTGTTTACCGGCCCGTTGAACAGGAAGCTGTTGCTGTATTGCGGCGTCGGCGGCGCGGGGGCCAGCAGTTGGCCGACGCCAGTGAGCACCATTGACGCGCCCAGCGAAAACGCCATGCTGCCCGCTGCCGCCGCAAAGCCTTGGCTTGCACCCATCGTCAGCGCCGCGCCGGGGATGTAGAAGCTCGCCACAATAAGGGCCGCGCCCAGCAGTACCTCGCCCCATCCATGCCCTGCGCCTGCAGCCACCGGGATAAAGCGGATTTCGTGCGCGGGAAGTTCCAATTCATCCTTGCTGCTGACGAAGTAGTTGTCCTGCACAACGCGATAGGACAAACGCGCAAAGTCCTGCTGGAAGCCCGGAATCATGGCGCAGAACGCTCGAATGGCGTCAAGCGCATTGGCGACATCAAGCCGGTGCAGCTTGCCGTATTTGCGCCCCAGCTCGCCATAGAGTTTGACGGTTTTCAGCATAGTGATTTGTGCCTGACAAGAAAGCGCGTGGCCCTGCGCCAGCCGCCGCCGTACACATCCCGGCTCGACAGCCTGCCCGCGCAGTGCTGCAGAATCTGGTTATTGCCGACATAGACGGCGGCATGGTTGACTACCGGGGATGCGATCTGCATCATCAGCACGTCGTGCTCCTGAATGGTGTCCAGGTCGTTGATACGAACGAAACCCGCTTGCTCATAGCCCTGCATGTAGAGATTGTCCCCCTTGAGCCACCATTGCTCACGCCGGTCGAAGTCGATGATTTCAATCCCCAGCGTTTCCCGGTAGTAGTCGCGGATCAGCGCGTAGCAGTCCAGCGTGCCGTGCGCGAAGGGCCTGCCTACAAGCGGCGCTTTGAAGCCGGAAGGCGCGAACTCGACGATCTGGCCGGTGGGCCAGTTCACGATCAGCCACATCACCTGCGTGCGCTCGCAGCTCACCCGGTCGCCGTCCGACGGATCCGGGCTGATGTTGCAGTGCGAATGCACCACACGGATGATCTGGCCCCGATCCTCGGCGGCGGCCCAGTCTTGCGGGGCGATGGCAAAATTCTGATCGGGCAACTCTGATCGGTTCGCCACCGGCAGGTAAACCGGCTTGCCGCGTTCGACAATGACGAATCCGCAGCACTCTTTGGGGTATTCGCGCTGCGCATGGGCGCGAATGTCCGCCAGCACGGAATCAGGCAGGCCGCTGCTCATGACGTTCCAATCCCTGCGCCAGGGAAGCCGCCGAATGGCAGAATGGCCGTGGCCCCAAAGCGCAGCTTGCAACTTGTCAGCCGCTTGCCGCAAACATCATTGGCGGGCACCGCTGTGGGGTTGTCGAACGCATCGGCCACCGGGCCGCCTGTGTAGCCGCAGTCAGGGCCGCGATAGACCCACGGGCAATTGTTCTGAATGAACTGACGCCGGGGCAGTTTGACCGTGCCCACATCCAAGCCAGCAGCCAACTCGAACACAATCACGGTCGCGTCCTGCTGGCTTTTGCGGTCAATGAACCAGATTTCAGGCGGCAATTGCTGCGTCGGGTCGGCAGACGGGTTGCCATTGGGAAAGTTCACCGCGTCAAGAAACCGGGCGAAGGTGCGTGTGCGAATGACCTTGCAATAGGCAAGATCGTTGAACTGCTTGGCAAACGCCGCCAGAGAGCCGTTGACGTTCGCCACCGAGAGCTTCGGGCGCGGCAACGCGCCTTGGCCGGATTGCTTGAACCCGCTGGCAGACACCGGATAGGGCTGATAGACCTGCCCGGCCCATGTGATCGGCGCATTCAGCCCGTTGGTTCCCGCATGGAAATACAGCACCGGGCCGCCCTGCACGGTCATGTCCAGCGTGAACAGCTCGACCAAAGCAGACGGCGAAAGGCTTTGAACTTCTGCCGTGATTGTCATAGACCGAATACCTGCTCAAAAGTGGCGTTCACGGTGTAAGCCGATCCCGCCTTGGTGATGTCCGAATAGTCCTTGCACAGCACGCGCATGGGGTTTGGGCCGCGCGGCGAGCGCCACCAAAATGCGGAATAGCCGCCTTGCGCATTGAGATACGCCCATAGCGCATCAGCGTCGCTGCGCAGGCCGAAGGTGAATTGCAATTGCCACTTCTCGGCCTGCCAGTTCAGCCCTTGCGGTGCGTTTTGCTGGTATCCGTCGCCGAATTGCGCTGTCCACAGCCTGGGCTTGATCGAGCGCGTGTTCTGGTGCGGAATCCACAGCCGATCCTGGTAACTTGGCCCGGTCAACATGGTGATGGCTGTGCCCGCTGGCAGTGGAGACGAAAACGTAATCATCCCCGTGGGGGATGCCGTCACGCTCTGCTGCACACCAGAAGCCCAGATTTGCGCCCCGGCGGGCATTGGAATGGCAAAGCCGCCCGCATCGGTGAGTTGCCATGAGGCCGTCACGCCGTCCGAGACCGCAACGACGAGCCACTGATTCCACGGATAACTCATCCCGCCGTTCCTTGCAGAAGTCCACCGGGCCGCTGTTCGTGCAGGATGGTCTGCCGAATCTGCTCACCCAGCAGCAGCGCAAACGCCTGATGGTTTGCGCTCGGGTTGGAGCTGGCGACATTGGCCGCGCCGTTGTGGTTGACAACCACGTTCACATCGCCGTTGAAGTTCGATCCGCCCATTTTTCCGCTTCGGATGGCTTCTGCGCCTTTGGCCGGGATAATCATCTCGCCCTTGTGAATCTGAGCCACCATGTCATTCGGGATGTTGTCGGCTCCCACGGCAAAGCTGGGCAGAATGTGCGAGAAGAACGATCCGATCGAACTCAGAAATCCGCCGCCAGACAGTCCCGCGTCCTGCGCGGCGAGCATGGCCGACTGCGCGGTGCCGATGCCAGAGCCGTACTGCATTGCCGCGCCGAATGACGTGCCGGAGAACAGGCTACCGAGCAGGCTATTCGCGCCCGCACCCATCACCGCGCCGAAATTCGACGGGCTACCCAAAGATCGCAGCGCCGTACCGCCAAGCGTGCCCGCGCCAAACAGGCTTGCGGTCAGCCCTTGCGCCAGTTGCTGACTGAGCGATTGCGTGAAGGTGTTTGCAAGTCCCTGCACAAACTGCGCAAGCTCAGCGCGGAACGACTTTTTGCCTTGCAGCAGACCTTGGAACAGGCCCTGAAATGCACCCTCGATGCCGTTGTATATCTTCTGCTGAAACTGCGTCAGCCCTTGGCCGAGTTCCTGCAATTTGGCAATCGTCGTCTGAATCGCCAGTGCCGCCGATGTGCCCGCAGGGGTGAGCGCCTGCACCGCCCGCGCCGCCGCCATAAGGCCTGGCTGCGCCGCTTTCTGATCAGCAATCGTCTTGGCTTGCGCCTGATCTGGTGTCAGCACGCCTGCCGTGACTTGCGCAGCGTTGAGCTTGGTTTCTCCGTCAAGCTGGTTTTGCAGCTCTTTCAAGTGCTCTTGCGCGGCCTTGAGCGCCTCTTTCTGCGCAAGCGCGTCTCCAATCTGCTGCGCCTTGATTGCCAGAGCCTGATCTGCCGGGTCTGTGCTTGCCGCCAGTTGCGATGCGCGTTGATACCAAGCCTGCGCCGGGTCGCTCTTGTTGCCGTAGCTGGCGACGGCATTGCGGGCTTCGATGACCGGGCGCTGTAGCGCTGCAAGGTCTTTGCCAGCCGCGACATTTGCGCGGTGCGCGTCTTGCAGTGCCCACTGGTCGGCAAGCTCTTGAAGATTGGCATGTGAGCGCGCACCCTGCTTGCCTTTTTTCTTGCCGCTGAGATCAGGCAGCCCACCCATGCCGGGGGCCAAAATCTGCGCCGCCGCATCCTGCGCTTGCTGCGTCAGCTTTTCGTTGTCAGGCAATGATTGCGCCGGACGCAGATACCCCGTCTGCGCCTGGGGCGAGCCGTAATACTGAAACATGTCCAGCCTGATCTTGTCGGACGCGGCGAAGTCTTTGTTTGACGCAGCGATGCGGTCGTTGAATAGCTTGATTTTCCCGGATGCAAATGCAGACACCGAGGTAAGACCCACAGCATCGGCTGCTTTTTTCACCCCCGTCCAAATGCCTGTGCTCATCCTGTTCAGGCTGTTTGACACCCATGTGAAAAAGCGGTCAAACTGTCCTACCGCAGCAACCAGCATCTGCCGGATGTAATTGTTGATCGTGACGCCAGCGATCTTGACATTCTCCCCGGCCTCATAGAGCAGAAACGCCGCGCCGACAACACCAGCAAAGCGCACGGCCATAGCTGCCATTGCAGCCAGACGCGCGCCCCAGATAGTTTCAGTTGCCGCCGCAGCTGGCCCAAGTTTTGTCACTGCGCCGATGACGGCCTGGAGTCCTCCAAGCAGTTTGGAGAAGCCTGCGACGGTGAGCACCGCACTCAGCGCCGCCCCAAATACCGTCAGCGCCGTAGATAGAGCCGGAACGCGCTCCAGCACGTCACCTACGGCACGCGCCATACCCGCAAGGCCGTCGATGATCGGCGTCAATACAGGCAAAAGCCCGCTTCCCAGCGCCACCTTGAGATTGGTCATGGCTGCGCTGAATTGCGCAATGGCCTTGGTGTATTGGTTTGTTTCATCTACCGCAGCCTGCCTCGTTTTGGCCTGCCCAGACAAATCGACGGTGTTCTCAACCCGGGAATAGACGGCAGGGTTTGCGGCCATCGCAACCATGTTGGAGACGTTGACGCCACCAGTCGGCCCAAACATCTGAACCGCAACCCGGTTGAGTGCGAGCTTCTGAGCTTCCGGGTTGGATGTGTCGCCTTCCGGGAAATAAGTCGAGGCGTTCTTGATTGCATAGGCCAGCATGCGCGGCACAAGCACATCGTGAACCCACTTCAACGGGTCTTTTTCGCCAAGCGTCGATCCGCGCAAAACACCAAAGGTATTAGTCGATGTCGTTGTTGTTGATCCGGTGGACACGCCAGGTTCGAACATGCCCATCTGCTTGAGCATTTCCGCCGTGACCTTGTTCATTTTGCCGCCAAGCATGGTCTTCAGCAGCATGCCAAGCGCCGTGCCGACTTGAGAAACCCCTCGACCGCCGCCACTTCCGCCTTCGTGACCGGCAATCGTGTATTGCTCGGCCAAACCCATGATGCGGGCATAGCCTGCCTCATCTACCAGTTGCGCGCCGCCGTACTTGTATTGACGCGCCACAACTTCCTGCTGCGCCAGCTTCATGCGGCCCTGCGTGGCAAGCGCGATTTTCAGCGCCTGATCGGATGCCGCAGCGAGTCCTTGCGCGCTTTGCGACATGCCGCGCGCCTCGGCCAAACCGGCGAAGTTTGCAATGATGTCTGGCAAAGACGCTTTCGATCCGAGCAGGTTCTTGTAGGCGTAGGCGTTCTGGAGCAGCACAGGCAAAGCGGCATTCATCAACGCTTCGTTGTTTTGCCCGGTTGCCGCAATGATTGATCGCCGCGCACCCAGCGTATCCGCGACGCTTGCAAAGGGCGTTTGCGCGCTCTGCCGCCATGATTCACGCTTGGCGTAGTTGATCTGATCGGCGTTCAGTCCGAGCGAGCGTAACTGCGCAAGCTGAGTGGCG